AGCTGCAATTGTTCAATCACAAGCACTATCAAGGTCCCCTGCTGTATTTTGATCTTGATACTGTGATCACAGACAATATTGATTGGATCACTCATCAAAGTCTGGAATATTTCTGGGCCCCTAGAGATTTCAAGAGATTATGGCGTCCTAGCCATACTGGAATCAACAGTTCGATAATGTGGTGGGATACTAGAAAATTTGAATATGTTTGGGAAACATTTAGGCAGCAAGAGTTTGTTTTGTTGCAACGTCGCTATCCCGGAGATCAGGATTTTTTAAGTGATGTAATTGTTCAAGATCGTAGACATTTTCTCAATGAGCAGTTGATACGCAGTTGGAAATGGGAGTGCTTGGACGGGGGATGGGACTTTCGATATCGAAAATACAGAGCACCCGATTCTGGCACCAGACTCGACGGAGCCAGTGTGCTGGTATTTCATGGACAGCCAAACCCTGCAGATGTGCTAGATCCTGTGATCCAACAGCATTGGATATAAATTTTGTATAAATAGCATTGGAGATATAATATGCCTATAAAACAAATTAAATTACGATTTCAAGTGTCCAGTGACAATGATATATCAACCAATGTAACTGTGACAAATAACGGTCTAGAAGTTTTTTCAGGACTATTAGCTCAAACTACCACAAATATTATACCAGTAAACGTTCGAGATAATACTGAACCATATCAAGAAATAACATTTGATGTTGATGTTCCTCAGTTTTCAAATGTTACTCCTCTCAATGATCAATTTACAAATACTACCACGGTAATTTCATGTACAGATGGAAATCTTTCTTTGCAAGCTGCATTATCTAACTGGAATCCTGGGGGACAATCTGCAGATTCCTATGCGCTATTAGATATTCCTGTAGCTCCATTGTTTGATGGTAATATTGATAATACTTTATATAATATCAACGACAATTATCATGTTACCGGACCGGGCGCACTGCCAATTAATCAGTCTACAGTTGTTACAGTGGTGCATTCGGTTCCCCTGTATGATGCTCCCCAGCCTTAATAAATTTGTATTACTTTTACTGAAAACTCACAAATAACCCTGCTCTGAGCAGGGTTATTTTTTGACTTGACCAGAATTTTCCAATTTGCTATAATACACACATGTTCAGCAAAAAGGAGTCCACAATGGAACTTGCAATTGGCACCCAAATCCGTTACACCAGTGCCGCGGGCACTCGCGACGCTGTGATTGAAAACATCCGAGTTGGTCCCACTGCCCGGCCCGGCTTCATGAACACTTGGTTGACCCTGCTGATCCCCGTTCAGCGCAGCGTCAAATTTGAATCCCGTGTGCAGATTCCTGCAGACAACGGTTCGCTGGCTGGATTCCGTGTTGCAGTGATTGGTTGACCAATAATTCCCAAACTGCTATAATAACATTTTAACACACAAAACAGGAGCTAAAATGAGTGCAATTCGCATCCTCAATGGTAACTATCGCGGCATCCCTGTCATTGACACTGTTTTTGAACTGGTGTCGGGCTTCCAAACTGGTGCCCGTGGCAGCTATGTTACTGTCAAAAACAATGGCATCTTCCCTAAGTGCCCCGAAACGATTCGAGTGCGTGTTGAAGATATTTCTGATTTCGTGTATACTACTGGCATGCAAGAAAACGTAGTTCGCATCGACAAAGCAGCAGCAGTGCAAGAAACTGATGAGCAAGCCATGGATCGTATCCGTGAGCGTTTTGACATCCTACAGGAAATGAGCAAGGCCTGTGTGGCAGGCGACATTCGTGCCATGATTGTGAGTGGCCCTCCTGGCGTGGGCAAGAGCTTTGGTGTTGAGCAAGAAATTGACAAGGCTTGCATGTTTGACAAGATTGCTGGCAAGCGACTGCGTGCCGAAGTTGTGAAAGGCAGTGCCACCCCCATCGGCCTGTATCAAACTCTCTACAAGTATAGCGACCCCAACTGTGTGGTGGTGTTTGACGACTGCGACTCAATCCTGCTGGATGATGTGGCACTGAACCTGCTGAAGGGTGCTCTGGACTCTGGCAAAAAGCGCAAAATTTCGTGGCTGGCCGACAGCCGTATCCTGCGCAGTGAAGGCATTCCCGACAGCTTCGAATTCAAAGGCTCGGTGATCTTCATCACCAATTTGAAGTTCGACAAGATGAAGTCGCAGAAACTGCGGGATCACTTGGACGCATTGCAGAGCCGTTGCCACTACTTGGACTTGACCCTGGACACCATGCGTGACAAGATCCTCCGCATCCGGCAGATTGCCAAGGACGGTGTGCTGTTCCAGGACTATGATTTTGATCCCTGTGTGCAAGACGACATCATCACGTTCATGGCAGAAAAACAGAATCGTCTGCGTGAAATGAGCCTGCGTATGGCATTGAAGATTGCGGATCTGCGCAAACTGAGCCCGCTGAATTGGCGTCGCCTGGCAGAGACCACTTGCATGAAAGCAGCTGACTAAGGAGAACGTTATGTACGAAATTTGGGACGGTGATTTGTTTTTGTTTTGTGTGGATCATCCTGACGAAGCCAACAGCTACGGTGAACAGGGATTTGATGTAGTTACAGCAGTTAGCTCCTGAATTGCATCAGCAGTTCTTTTAACAGGCTCTTTGGAGCCTGTTTTTTTTTTGACTTTTTGTTGCAGTAAGTATATACTAGTATCATGACAACACATATATTAGAAAAATCAGTTGACGTAATTGCACCAACCAATCTTTATAAATGGGCATCCACATGGGGCAAAGTTCAAAAAAACTATTACCGAGATCAAGTATATCTTCGTAGAGAAAAGCAGATAGAAGATTTTGGTAATATGATTGCATCCTACACAAGCAATGTGTTATACTTAGAAGATATTGTTAACGGCAATGCTGTTGAGCGTCTAATAGATTTAGGATATCAAGTTTCTGGGGAATGCCAATATAAAAAATGGCTAACAAATAATGAAATCAGCGACAATTGTAATCAAGGACGAGGTTAACATCAAGATAGAAGGTCTTGACCTTGACGCTCGCAAGGCACTGGTTAATGCCTTTAAATATGATGTTCCATATGCAAGATATTTGCCGGCAGTGAGGCTGGGTCGTTGGGATGGCAAAGTAAGTTATTTTCAACTAGGCGGCAGCACTTACACAAACCTGCTGCCCGAAATTGTTCCTGCTCTGGAAAGACTGAACTACGATATCGAGCTAGACGACCAACGCGATTATTCAACATCGTTTGATTTTACCATAGCCAGAGAAGATACATTTGCTGACAAAGTGTGGCCCAAGGGTCATCCCATGGCTGGTCAGCCCATTATGTTGCGAGACTATCAAGTTGAGATCATCAATAACTTTTTAGAGAATCCGCAGTGCATTCAGGAAATTGCCACAGGCGCAGGCAAAACAATTATGACTGCTGCCTTGAGTTGGCAGGCCGGGCACTATGGTCGAACCATTGTGATTGTTCCAAACAAAAGTTTGGTAGAACAAACAGAAGCGGACTATGTTAATTTGGATCTTGACGTTGGTGTTTATTATGGCGATAGAAAAGAGTATGGTCGACAGCACACTATATGCACTTGGCAAAGTTTGAATGTGCTGTTAAAGAACACCAAGAGCGGGGTGGGTGATTGCACAATACAGGAATTTCTCGAAGACGTGGTATGTGTCATGGTAGACGAAGTGCACATGGCCAAAGCCGATGCACTTAAAACACTACTCACAGGAGTAATGGCCAAGATTCCTTTGCGTTGGGGACTAACAGGGACCATTCCCAAGGAAAAGTTTGAAAGCCAAGCTCTGTTGGTCAGCCTTGGACCTGTGGTGGGCAAACTGTCAGCCAACGAACTACAGCAACAGGGTGTGTTGGCACAATGCCATGTCAACATTGTGCAACTGCAAGACCATGTGGAATACGCAAACTATCAAAGCGAGCTCAAATACCTGCTGGAAGAGTCAGGCAGGCTGGATACCATTGCTTCGTTGATTCGACAGGTCAATGAAACAGGCAATACTCTGGTGCTGGTGGATAGGGTAGCAGCCGGGCAGGCCTTGGTGGAACGCTTGGGCGAACGTGCGGTATTTGTGTCAGGTGCAACCAAAGGAACCGAAAGAAAGGAACACTATGCAGAAGTTGCAGAATCATCAGACAAAATCATTGTCGCAACCTATGGTGTTGCCGCAGTGGGTATTAACATACCCCGTATATTTAACCTTGTGCTGGTTGAACCAGGCAAGTCGTTTGTTAGAGTCATACAATCAATTGGTCGAGGAATCCGCAAAGCCCAAGACAAAGACCATGTGCAGATCTGGGACGTCACCTCAACCTGCAAGTTTGCCAAGCGACACCTTACCAAACGCAAAGCCTACTACAAAGAAGCCAACTACCCGTTCACGCAAGAAAAACTTGAATGGATGACCATCAAATGATCTTCTTACAATTATTACCGTGCCAGCGATTATAATTTGATTGACCACCAACCACGATTCCGCAATGAGAGCATGTAAATTTAGGTTTTGGCACACGCATTTTTTCTATTGTTTCATTAGTATGAGGTATTCCTTGATTATGTGCCGGCTTTCCTTTTAGCCAAACTGCACTTTTTCCTTTTTTAGATTCAGAAATTTTTTTCTTGGTCTCCTCAGAGACTATTACGGTTTTGCTCATTTGACTTTGGCTGATTTTACGCTTGGTCTCCTCAGAATGCCGATAATGCTTGCGTGACTCTAGAATTTTTGCAACAGTCTCTGGGGCAATAGTTTTACCTTTATGTGCGGTTGATAATTTTTGTTTTGACTCAGCAGAATGTGTTTTACCTTTGAATGCAGAAGGTCTACCTTGGCAGGATTTAGATAGTTTTTCTCTGGTTTCGTTAGACACTGTTTTGCCTTTATGAAGTTGAGATGAATTTTTAGCTACCTCAATTTTAGCAAATTCAAACATACTACCTTTGGAAATTTTTCTATTTTGATCTTTGTTTCTTGTTCTTAACATCATCCACAAGGCATACCACATACTTTTTGTATGTGCAGGGTTGATGGTCATGCGTGGCAATAATATGTGAACAAGCCGGTGTTCTTTTGCTGTAAGTTTGACCAAGTTAGTTGAGTTATTTGATCCTCCTAGACTTCGGGGAATAATGTGGTGGCGTTCGGTATAGATTTCTTTTGACAAATCTCTTGACATTGCCCGGACAATAATACTATAATAACATTTAGTATACTTGTTTTGTAAATACATGGCTGATAGTTCCTTGATAACTGTTAGAGCAGATGGTAGTTGACGCTACGCGATCTGCACTTTTATTTATCTTGGAGAAGAAAATTCGCATTTTAACCCTAGACAATCAAACATTTGAACTGGACCATCTACCTGAAGAAGTGGATGACATGCGGTTTGCCATCCTGGATAATTCTACACCAGCAGACCCGGACTATCATTACATCCCGCTGATTTTTTTAGAAAGCTTTACAGCGCCTGCATTGGTTCTTCGTATTGGTCAACAAAGAATTCGCATGCCCATGGACTGGCAAGTGCTGATTGGTGAACCCGATCTTGGCGACTTGGAAATGTTGCCATTGACGTCGATCAATGATCGTGGTTTTAAAATATTTGAATTCAATCCGCTGAGTAGTTTTAGACCCAGTTTTCCTGAAATTGAAATTGTGGATGTGTATCAAGAAGTCACTTGGTATGCACCCAAGCTTAAAAATGGGCAGATATTGTGTGTGCCAATCACCGAAGGACACAAACCGCAGTGTGTGTATTTTGTCAAAGACATCAGTCGCAACTGCGAAATTGTTAATTACGACAAGGCATGGTAACATGAACAAAGTCAACGAATATGACATAGGTGGCGATGTTGTCAAAAGCAATGACACCTACGTGCTCAAAGACAACAAGACTCTAAAAAATTTGGTGTTGAGTTCGACCAAGCTGTATCGCAACCAGCAAACTCGCGGACACAGGCATCCCGGGCAAGAAGAAGTGTATTTCTTTGTGCAGGGCTGGGGGCAAATGATTGTGGGCGAAGAAGATTCCGAACCGTTTGATGTCAAAGAAGGTGACATTGTGTTGATTCCTGACGGTGCATTTCATAGAGTGATCAACACCGGGGACATGAACATGGTATTCAACTGTGTGTTTGGCGGGCAGCGAAATCACTGATGGGCACACTTACTCCTGGCGCAACTTATATCTACGAACGTAGCGAAGGCATCATCTATGCTCGTGAGTTTGGTAAGACCGAACGTCATGTGGTGGGTTATGAGTCCAGCAAAGACTATGACCCTGTTAGTGCAAACAAAAGAATGTTGAGCGAACTCAACGAAGTGGTCAAAATGTGCGAAACAGATCCGGGCATGAAACAGTTGCTGGATCAACTGTTTGTAATGTATAATCTTAAAAAGAATGAGCGATAAACTAAACATTGCCAACGAAATGCGGATGTTTGACCACAAGGTCAGGTCATTCTATGACGACTTGACTGATGAAGAAAAGAAAAAGTTTTCAAACTATTTGATGATCCGTTGGGGTTCAAGTGTGCAGGGCAGCAGAGAACTGCAAGAGTT